CCAGGAAGAGGTTGCTCTTATATTTTCTTAAAGAATTTTGTACAGTTATGCTTTGACATGGTACAAAATGGAATGAGTATTCAGATCTCTCAGGATTACTCATCAATGGTAAACTTTGCACGTTGTAAGGTACTTGGTGCAAATGTACTACGTGGACCTAATCAGATACCTTGGGATGGTAAACTTAAGTATGATTATCAACTCTGGATTGACTCAGATATTGTCTTTGATACTAACAAGTTTTGGCAATTATGCGATTTAGCAGTTGCTGCCGATACTGTTGATTCTGAAGGGAATACTGTTAAAGGAGAAGAGAAAGAAATCACTGCTGGTTGGTATGCTACTGAAGATGGTCAAACAACTTCTGTTGCTCACTGGTTAGAGGAAGAGGATTTCCGTAAGAATGGCGGTGTAATGAATCATGAAACCGTTGAGACTATGGCTAAGCGTAAGAAACCATTTACGGTTGATTATACTGGTTTTGGTTGGGTGATGATTAAGAATGGTGTATTTGAGAAACTCGAATATCCTTGGTTTGCACCTAAAATGCAACAGTTTGAGTCTGGTGAAGTCCAAGACATGTGTGGAGAGGACGTTAGTTTCTGTTTAGATGCTATGGACGAAGGTTTTGAAATTTGGTGCGATCCTCGTATTAGGGTTGGCCACGAAAAAACTCGTATTATCTAATTCTTTATTATGTTGATCCCAAATCTTCTCGGTATTATTGCAATTTTATTTGTAGTATGGTTTGTATTTGTTTTTATGGCGGATCCCAATAAAATGTGATGGCAAGATTTAACATTCTTTATGATGGAGAGGTTATTCATAGTAATCTCTCCCATGAGCAAGCAATGGAAAAACTACAAGACCTATCGGAGAAGTATTATGAGAGTTCAAGTGAAGGAAAAGAAGCATTTGATGCTAATTTAATTAAAATGGAGGATGCGAATGGCACAAAAACAACTAACGGTTGAAAAAATCGTTGCAATAGTCAAAGAGAAGTGGTCACTATTCGGTGTAAGCACTTTAATTATCTTTCTATTGCAACTTTTATCGTCTAAAGTGCTTTTAGCGGTATTTTTAGGACTAATTTTTACTATTGTAGTCCCATCGGAAGCACTTAAAAAATTACTCAATAAAACTTAAAGGAAATTATGGCAAAAATGAAGCAAGGGGTCTTAGGAACCGAAGTTATCATGTCAAGACCGAAGAAAACACGTCAAGGCCGCTCGGCACTAACCAAATTAGCGGCGACTTCTCGTAATAAACCAAAAAAGAAGTATAGAGGACAAGGATAATGTGGAATTTCTTCCAATGGGCATGGAATTTATCATGGGGCGATGGAATTGCCCTTTTAATTTGTCTTTTTGTTTTTTATTATGGTAAGAAATGGATTGATAGTCGTTTCGGAAGTCTAAACAAACGCCAAAAACGTGAAATGAAGGCAATTGTTAAGGAAGCAATGGACGAATGGACGGCAAAATGTGAATATTTAACTATTAAGACCGATGAAGAAGGTCGATATTACTGCTCTATGAGCAATTGTGAAGGTGTTAAGTTTAATGATGTTAAATAGTGGTAATTAAATAAGCAAAATAGGGGACAAAATGGAAAAAAAGATGCTTAGAGAGATTACTAACGATAAATTAACACCTAAAAAGCGTGATTCTTTAATAGAAACGGAACTTTTTGACCCTCAAGAAGATGATGGCTTAGACTATGAAGTCGATTCAATGACGTTGACAGAATATTAGGTCAAAAAACTTAATAAATAAGTTATATTCTCATATTTTCAATGCCATTAGAACGGGTATCGCAAGAATTTAAAGATATTAGTATGACATTTAAGACTAATCCCTTAAATGGAGATCTTATTGCGCTTAAAGATGTTAGTGCAATTTCTCGTTCTTTGAAAAATATTGTTTTAACTGGTCGTGGTGAGAAGTTTTTTGATCCTGATTTTGGTTCAGGAGTTTCAGAATCATTATTTGAGAATCTTGACGAAGTTACAGCTCTTAATATTAAGGATGAAATTGAATATTCTATTGCAAATTATGAACCTAGAGTTGAATTGATTGATGTTGATGTAATTCCAGATTATGACGGGAATCAATATTATGTTGTAATCGTTTATATTATCACTGGAATTGATATTCCACCTCAACAACTCGAATTTGCATTGTTGCCAACATAGATAAATGCCACTTTTAAACTTTACTGGTCTAGATTTTGACCAAATAAAATCGACTCTTAGAGAATATCTAAGAGATAATTCTAGTTTTAAGGATTATGACTTTGAAGGGTCAAACCTATCAACGATTTTAGACGTATTGGCATATAATACCTACATAACCTCTTATAATGCTAATATGGTATCTAATGAGGTATTCATAGATTCTGCCACCTTGAGGGAGAATGTGGTGGCACTGGCAAGGAATATAGGATATGTACCAAGATCTAAAAAAGCAGCAAGAGCAAAGGTTACATTTTTCGCACAAGTTGAAGTAATTACACCAACCCCTTCAAGTATAACTCTTAGAAAAGGCCCAGTTGCAAGTACTGGAGCACAATTTGGTGGACAATCATTTGTTTTTAATATTCCACAGGATAAAACAGTATCTGTTGTAGATAGTATTATTGGAGGAGGTAGAAAGAGAGCTCTTTTTGAAGATATAGAAGTATATGAAGGAACTCTTTTAAATCAAAGTTTTACATATTCTTCTAGAAATATTCATCAAAAGTTTATTTTACCTAATACTGGGATTGATCTTGATACATTATCTATTCATGTTAAAGCAAATGCCAATTCTACAACAAAAGTAGAATATGTTAGACAGGATGATTTGTTTACTGAAAAAACTGGAACTACAATAGACGGATCATCTAATGTATATTTCATTCAGGAAGTAGCAGATGAACAATATGAACTAATTTTTGGAGATGGTATTTTCGGTAAAGCACTTCAAGATGGTAATGTTATTGAAACATCTTATATCGTAACAAATGGTGATTCTGCAAATGGTATTAGTAAACTAAGTTTTGCTGGTAGATTAACTTATACTCGTAATGCTATTGATTACAATGTTACTCAAGGAATCTCTTTAATCAGTGTTGAGACCCCTTCCAGTGGCGGTGAGGTAATCGAAAGTGTTCAGTCCATTAAAAAGTACGCTCCAGAGGTTTATGGTACTCAGAATAGGGCATTAACTGCTAATGACTATGAAATTCTAATACCTAATAAGATTTACCCTGAAGCGGAGTCAATCTCCGTATATGGTGGTGAAGACTTGATCCCACCACAATATGGGAAGGTTTTCATTAGTATAAAACCACGTACAGGTGATTTTGTACCAGGTGCAATTAAGGAAAATATTAAAAGAGATTTAAAGAAATATGCTGTTGCAGGTATTGTACCAGAAATTCTTGATTTAAAATATTTGTTTATTGAAACTAATAATAGAGTATATTATAATTCAAATTTAGCACCTAATGCAGCTGCTGTTGGTACAATTGTTCAAAATAGTATCAATAAGTACGCTGAATCTGCGGAGCTAAATAAGTATGGTGCTAGATTTAAATATAGTCAATTCTTGAGAGTTATTGATCAAAGTCATGAATCAGTTACTTCTACTATTACTACAGTTCAAATACGACGTGATCTAAGATTAGCAACTGATACATTTGCTGAATATGCAATTGATTTTGGTAATGAATTTCATATCGATTCTATGAATGGTTATAATATTCGATCTAGTGCATTTAGGGTATTGGATATTAATGAAGAAGTTTACTTATTTGATATACCAAATACAGATAAGAAAACAGGAACTATGAATTTATTTTCTTTAGACTCATCTGGATCAAATACTCCAATAGTTCAAAGAAAGAGAATTGGAAAAGTTAATTATAAAACTGGTAGAATTACCCTAGATCCTATCAATATTGTATCTGGTAAAACTAAAGATGGTGTCCAAATTATGGAAATATCCACAGTTCCTGAATCAAATGATGTTATCGGATTACAGGATCTTTATTTGCAACTAGATAGTAGTAATGTTGACATGATTGTTGATGAAATTAGTTCAGGAATTGA